TGTTCCTTGATAATCATCTTTAATTTTTTCTATTAAATCGGAATCAATATTTTGTATAGTTGTGTATTCTGGAGCATATATGTCTCCATTATTAAATTGAACTCTAACAAATTGTCCTATTTTAGGAATAGATATTGACCCAGCTCCATCCCCAGCAAATATTGTTGAATTTATAGGAACTGCCCATGGTAGATGTTCATTTTTAATTCCATCGAATAATCCAAGAACTCTTATTTGACATCTACCCGAAAATGTAGTATCTTTAGAATTAACAACAATACCTATCCAATCATTATCACGATAATCATGTTGTATAAAATCTATTTCGCTTGTATATGACATTAAATGTTATTATTAGTTGCTTTACTTAATTGTGGTTGATTTAAATTACTCATATTAATTTCATTACCCAAGGAACTACTTGGACTTGCTTCTATTATTTGACTTTGTTCAATTTTTCTTTCTTCTCGTGGCGCTTGATAAAGAGCACTAAGTTCTAATGAGCCCTCAATTTTTTTATCTCTATTAACTTCACCGGGACCAATTAAATCTGTAGCAAGGGAATAATCCTTAATTTTTTCCCATAACCCTTTATCATTTAATACATTATTTGCGGCTTCTATCATTATTTGCGCTTCTTCACTATCTGTAGATTTAGATTTTGATAAACCTACCAAAAAATCTGTCATTATGGCATCTGTTTGTATAGGATCACTTAGTCGCGAAGAAGGACCATTATCATAATATTGTGAAACTGTGTTAATACCTTTTCGTATTAATCCAAAAGCCCCAATAACATTTTTAGCTTCCATAACTGATTTAACTTCTGAATAAGATACTCCTAAACTTGGAATAGGTGTAACCTTTGCTTTATTAACAAATAATTCCATCCAATTTTTTGCATAGTTAATTCCCCATGTAAGAGCATTTCCTACCCAAGTACTTGGAATAGTAGGATTAAAATTAACATCAAATGTAGATCCTCTAATTCCCTCTTGAACTTTATTAGATTCCTCTAAACTAATTTTATTTAAATTTTGTGATGGAATTGGTTTTGCAATTGCTCCTCTTGTATCATTAACATTTACTTCATTAATTCTTTCAACAAACGGAGTTCCAGATATATGATAATCTTCATTTCCCATTCTATTTTGTGCAATTTGTAAAGATGCTGGATATGTATATTGTTCATTAGTTGTATCTTCTGATCTTGATCTATTAATTGCATTTAATCTTATATCACTTAAAAATCTTGCTTTAAATACAGGATAAGTTTGTATCTCTTTAATATTACCAACTTTAATAGAAAATTTTACTACCGCAGGATTAGGATTATCTGCAACTGATAAATTATCTAAATGTTCAAATGATATACTTGATAAATCAAATTCACACATTTCACATGTTATTTGCCATGTAGGTAAAACATTATCTAATACTTTTAAAAATACGGGTATATCTGGAGTATTCATTTCACCACTATCTTTACCTGTCGTAGGCATACCCCTTAATGATGTTAAATTAACACTAGTTGGATTAATATTAGAAAATTCTTTTTTATTATATGCTGCATCGTTACCATAACCATAAATTTTTTCATCTCTAGAAAATGTAGGTATTTGCATATTTCTAAATTCAGCTAAATAAATCTTAAGGGTAAAATATCTCATCATATCTGGAAGAACCCATCTTTGATAAACATCATCCCATGCAATTTTTCTATATAAGTTAATTAAATAACTCATTCGTAAATCTATTCCCTCTAAACAAGTAATAGTAATTTTTTTATCATTACCAACTCTTTGACCTTTGGTTGGATCAATTTTAAGTAAATCTGAAATTCCTTCTATAGATTGAAAATAATAATTAAAATCATTTTGTAATTCATCAAATCTTTCTATAAATTCCCTTAATAATCCTGCTCTTACAGGTTCATTAGCATCTTCTAAATATCTTATAGCTGAATATGCATTAACATTATCTACAATCTTGTCTTTATTTTCTGCTCTTGAAAATAAAGGGTGTGGCATAGTATCATAATTAGCAGTATTATCTGCTATATTATAAGCATATTCAGCCGAGTCAGAAAAATTTAATCTAAACGAAAAATATGTTGGCTCGTCAAATCTTTTTGAAATATTATATTGTCGAGCTATTTTTTCAACTCCCCTAAATTTATTATAAATATTACTCATAAAAATTAATTATTTGGGTTTTCTGTTGGTATAGGAGTTGGCCATTCTCTTCTAGTTAATATGAAATCCTGGGTAAATCCACTTATAACTGAATCTTTATTACTACTACTCCAGTTTATAACAAAGCCTTTTACATAATACCATCCGCTATAAAATAAATCTACTATATCTTTAAAATTATTATTAGCTTCCATTGCTGCATTTTCAACTATATCTTTTTTAATCAAAACAACCGGAACTTTTTCACCTTTTAAAACATTCATGTTATTTCCATCAACTTGAATATGTAAATTTAATTTATCAAGTTCTTTTAAATTAATAAGATTATGTATTCTTGATCTTTGATAATTTTTATGATGATTGCCATCCCATGATAAATGATCTTCGTCGGGATTACTTACAGTATATTGAATACCTAACCATGGGTATTTTTCATATAAATCAACATAACTATAATTAGCTCTTTGAAGATCTTTATTTTTATCATCTTTGACATAAGCAGCTCTCCCCCTTAATAATATTCCGGCAGATGCTTTCTTTTTATCATATATAGGTTCTATAGGTATTGCCCAATATTTTGTTGCCTTTGGGTTTAAATACACATTTTTATTATGTTCAAACATTTCACATGTAGTTTTTGTTCCTATAGTAAATGTAATATCTGATGATCTATTTATAGGACGCCATGAACTAATATAAAATGAAGTAGTTCTATAATTTGGATAATTGGAAAATACTTTACCTATTGGAACAGCATATTCTGGGGCAGTCTTTGCGCCATGGGACCAGTTTTTATCTATATTTGTTAGTGATACTCCTATATCAACTTCGGATTCTATAGATAACAATTGTTTATTAATATTAACAAAATTTAAATTATAATATAAATCTATCCAACAATCATAAAAAGATTCTGCATTTTTCCAAGATTTATTAATAACATCTCGAACATAAATATCTCCAGCTATATTTGCTTTAAGCCAAACCTGTTTATCATTTGTATCGCTTTCATTACTAGCAAAACCTAAGTTAAATTTTTTTGCAAAATCTTGAAGTGCCATATATGATGTTCCTAAAAAGGAAAAATCATTTTTCTGGCTTTTAAGTCCTGGAATAAAAAGTTCACCATAAAAAGTCATACCTACTGGTGATTTAAAATCAGTTAAATTTGGCATTACATGAACACCTGTAATAACATAATCATTTCGAACAATTTTAAGCAAATCATTTCTTGACCGTATAGCTATTGAAATTATGTCGCCGTCTTTTGGCATCTCTTTTGATAGAAAAACTTGATTTAAAAAATTAACAGATAGTGTTATTTTTGGTAAAAAATTTGTAGTATCTATATTCATATTTACGATTTCATCTCTATTAAAGATATAATCATTAATTTTTATTAAAGGTATTTCAATAGATAAAACACTTTCAGTAGTATGTGTATCTTTACTCACAGTTTCTGGAATAGATAATTCATCAAGTTCTATAGTTTTTTCAAATATAGTAAGAATTCTATTTATTGAACCTGAATTAGCTTCAGTTAAATTACTTTTTGATGCGCTATTTGGCGTTAAAGTTACTGCCATTATACTTTTTTGCTTTTAATTATGTTTGTTAAAAATTCGCTTTGTGTCATTCCGTTTTGTAAACAAGTATCCACTCCGGCCCCAAAATAAACTCGACCATTTCTATATGTTATTTGATCTTGTCCTTCTGGTGAAATATTTGGAGGGAGTGCTCCTTGTTTTGCCCCACCAACGATTTGTCTATTATCAAATGTACTATCACGTTTAGGAATTTTTGTGGGATCAATATATTTATAACTATCACGTATAGCTTTTCCTGAATCTGCAGCTGTACCCTTTTGGGTATTTTTTACTAATTTTTGAGCTGAATCTAAATTTGGAATTAAAATTATATCATCACCCTGGATAGAAAAAGGGTTGGATATTCCATTAAATTTTAAAATGATTTCTGCATACTTTGAATTATTATATACTGCACCTGCAATTAAATCCGGTCGCATAGCAAATTCTGCTGGAACTCTATATACATTATACTTAACATAATTCATAGTAGCGAGATCAAACATAGTAGCTGTTAAATCTTTTATTTGAGTTTTATCGTCTCTTGTTACTATAGGTTTACTATCTAAACTATTTCCAAACATTTTAAATTTTTATTTTAAACTAATGCTTTTTGAGCAACCCAATCTGCTGCTCTATATGCTGATTTAAGTAAATCAGATGATTGTCTAGTTACATCTGAATTTTCAGATAATCCTACTTTAAACGTAGCCCTATCCCATATACTTGGTCCACCGTGCATCTTATTATCAGTACCTTTAATATCTCTGGGTGAAACTGTTCTACTATCTTGACCTCTTTGATATATAATTGAATCTTTTCCACCAGTTACTAATCCTACTTTTAGTCGTTCCTCTTGTGTAGCACCATCAATAGATGTTTGATAGTCTCCTGATCCAAGAAATGAATCGGGTAAATTATAGATTCTACCCATACCCCTATTAAATATAGATTCTATGGCATCTTTATCTCTACCCATTCCATGTTTTAAATTAACAGTTATTTTAATTTCTGTAGGAAAATCATCAGGACCTAATTCATCATTAAATTCTACTTCAATATTATCGCATATTAAATTTCCTATCATTGCAATGGGATTAAGTGGATTGCCTACTGTAATATGCCATTCTCCTACTGGTTCTCCTGTTAATATAGATCTCATACCTTTAAGGTAAGGAATTTGACCAGCAGATTTTTTTGCTATTTCATTTTTAACTAAATTACCAACTCCACCATCAAGTAATGAAGTTAAACTTCCAAAAAAGGAACCTTTTTCTCCACTAAATAATTGATTCCAAAATGCTTTTAAACTTTCCATTATATTAGTTCCTGCACCTTTAACAGAACCTGCGCCTTCTCCAGCAAAACTTTGAATTGCGTCAAAACTATATCCTATAGGATCTCCTTTATATAATTTTTCTATACTTTTTTCTCCTCCTATAAAAGGATATTTCGCGGGGTTAATCATAAATCTATGAGCACCACCAAAAAATACGGCAGAGGCAGAACCCATTACTAAAAAGTTTGACATT